GCCGTGCTTCCGATCACCGCCCGCATCGACGCCGTAATCGTCGGGTACCGGCCGGCGAGGCTGATCGTGTGCGTCGCGATCGCGTATGTCTCAGAGCCGGTCTTGATCTCGTCTCCGCTCTCTGGGTTGAGAGAACACGGAATATCGACGTGGCCGGCGTAGTTCGTCCAGGCCTCGGACAGTTCGCCTGCAGCATCCACAGTCTCGACGAGTGTCTGGATCGTGCAGGTGCTCGGGAAGTGGTCTGTCCCCAGGGTCGTCCCCAGTCTCGGGTCGATGAAACTCGTCTGCATCTCGATCACCTGAATGCCAGGAACGGGTCGTCCGGATTCGTTACGATCGCTACCCCTGTGCTGGTCGTGCCGATGTTGCTGGCCACCTTCGCCCGCAGCACCTTCGCATGTGCCCGGAGATCAGCAGCGACTGCCGGCCCGTTGGTCGTCAGGCCGTTGTTCGAGATGGCCTTGAGGATGTAACTCTGGTTCGAGGCGATGATGTCGAGTGCGTCGGCCGCAGCCAGAAAGATGTTCGCGGCGTTCTGGTCGAGGAACGCCTGGATCTCAGCGTCGTCGAAGATCGCATTCGCTTCTGAGGTGTCCTGGCAGTTCAGCCGGACCTTTCCGATACTGGTCGAGAGGTCATACGTGTAGGCCAAGTGCATCCCCTCCGAAAAAGGAGATTAGCTGGTCGGCTTCGACGCCACCATTGCCCGGTAGTCGATCTGAGCCGCACCGATGTCCCACTCGATCTTGTAATCGACGGATGAGGTCTCGAAACTGTACACGTCCATCGAGCCGCCGATGATCTGGGCATTTGGAGCGATGCGGAATACCCGCGGGTCCGGAGCGACGTTGAGCGTGGCGAACGCGACCGTCGGTTTGTTCAGCCTCGGGTCGGCGTAGAGGTACCACTGCTTGTCTTTGTACGTGTTCTCGCTGGACACGACCGGGATCTGTGTGTTGACCGAAATCTCCAGACCGGCGAGAGGGTTGTTCCCCACGGTCTTGTACCCGACTTCGCTCGTCAGGTCGTACCGTTCGACGGTCAGTGCCTTGACGATCTCCTGTGCCTTCATTTTGAGCGCCGGGGGGACCATGATGCCCTTCGGCGACAGATTGAGCGGGTTGCCTTTGGCGTCGGTCTGCTTCCCCATGTAGGTTGCAGCCTCGATCACACCGGCGAGGGACAGTTCGCTCGATATCAGGTTCCCGTGACCGCTCGTGAACAGGGTTCCGTCCGGACCGGCCGCTGCAGCGATCTGGGTAGTGGCGAGATACTCTGCCGTCAGGGCAGCCGCCCTGGAGAAGATCTCAGGCACGCTGTTGAACACACCGAGCGCATCGTTGATGATCGCCTTCCTGGTCAGAGAGAGCGAGTCGGCGTAGTTCTCGGCGGTGATCGCGTAGTTGCTCTCGCCGAGATAGGTCCTGTGCAGCCCCTCTTTCTCGCCGCGTTTCTGAAGCCGACCAACCGGCGCTTCCAGAGCTGGGAGCGGCGTGCTCTTGAAATCGTTGACCCGGATCGGCCGCGTCCAGTTGCGGTAGGACACGTCGGTCGCCGCGTACATCTGGAGCAGCTGAGCGTTCATGTCGGCGGTGAGCAGATACGAGAAATCGCTCGTGCTCATTGCTTCCATGAGCCTCCCGTAGCCCTGCATCCCCTCGACGCTGCGGAGGAGTTTCACGACCTCAGCCCGGCGGGCGAGGCCCTCGGCCGACCGCAGATACTCTTTCGTCATCTGGTGGCCTTTGCCGAAGATTTCGGCGAATTTGCGTTCAGTCATGTTCAGACCTCCCTGTAGAAGATGTAGGCGTTGCCGACGAGCGCCGAGGCCGCCTCGGTCAGGATCTGCCCGGTGATGTAGTCGGTGGTGCCGCCGTTTTCGTCGAGTTTCTGCGAGGGCTTGCCATGCGTGCCTGCATCTGCCGCAAGCACATTGTCGTAGATCGCGGCCGCGTTGAGGTCCACGCCGTCGATCAGGTTGTCGCTGTGCGTGGTTGCGTCGGCGGCGGTGCCGACGTCCAGGACCGCCGTGGCCGTGCCGCCGGCTGTCGTGAGGTCCACGATCACGCGGGTGATCAGGATCGCTGCCGATTCGGGATTCTGCCAGGCAAACGCGAATGCGTTCGCCGCCCCGGCGGTCAGTGCGACCTCTGCGACCTTCACGTTGTCAGAATCGAGTTTCGCATTTGCAATCGTCCCGGTCGCAATGTGCTCGTTGTCAATCGCTCCTGCGGCAATGTGCTCAGAGTCGATCGCATCGTCGGCGACTTTCGCACCGGTGACGGCATCGGCCGCAAGCTGCGTGGTCCCGATCGCTCCTGCGGCGAGGACCCCGCCGGCATATCCGGCCTTGATGACCTCGATGGTTGCGGTCAGACCGTCGCCGACGACCTCGTTGGCCCAGCCGAAGAACACGCCGGTCGCAAGGTTCGAGAGCACGACCGGGTTCGCCTTCGACGCGAACAGGGGCGCCCCCACGGCAATGCCGCCGGTGTTGATATCCGTGACGGACAGATCGCCCACCCACGGGCCGAACCTGGTGACGGTGTACCCGTCGGAATCCTCGTCACCTTCGGCGACGCCGCAGAGGTCGCCGTAAATCACAACGCCCCCGGATGCCGGAGTGGTCGGATACGACGCGACAATCCTGAGATTGTCTGGAGTATGAGTTTCGTTCAGCATGGTTTACGCCTCCGCAAGCTTCTCAGCCTGCTCTTTGGTATACCCGGCCTCCATGAGGGTCCGGATGAACCCTTCCTTCGCTTTCGCCAGGTCGCCGGTACCTGCTGCAGGGGTGCCGCCGTTGTCGTGGATGGTCTGCGTCTCTTTGAGGAGCGCCTCGATCTCGGCCTGTTTCGCCTTGATCGCATCCTCGACCACTTTTCCAAATGCGACGGCGTCGATCGAGCCGTCCGCAGCGTAGACTGCCTGCGGGATCAGGGTCTCGGCGAGGATCTTGGCGGAGACCTCGGGGATCTTGGCTTCGGCGATCTTCGTCTTGACGAACTCAGCGGCGACGGCCTCCCCGACCTTGCGCTTGAGTTCGGCTTTTTCCTGTTCGAGGGCCTTGATCCGGTCATTCGCCTCGGTCAGTTTCTTTGCCTGTTCCTTGGCGTCGGTCTGGATCTTGAGCTCCTCGGTGAGCTGATTTCTCAGCTCGTTTACTGCCTCCGGGTATCTCTTCTGGACCTCGGAGAGCGTGAGTTTCTCGTCTGGCATGTTTTCCTCCTGGTTGGCGTTCTCAATGTGCCGGAGGCTCTTGGCCTCCGTAAACATCGTGCGATACGATCCGCCTGCGCCGGGCACGGTCACGAAATCCACGGTGTTGAGGGCATCTGCTATCAGCTCCGTGATGATTCGTCCACGTTTTCCGTCAGGGGCCTTTCCCTCCTCAGCAGAGCCGGAGACGTAATGAGAGATCCCGATATGGCCATCAAGAGCTCGGACGTTCTCCAGAAACTCTGGGAAAACTCTGGCTATTGCATACGGACCGGGGCCGTCCCACCCTTCGGTCTCGTAATGGGCTGCTTCAGTAAGGACTGCGGAGAGCGTCGTGAGGGTCCTGGCCGGCTGTTCGGCCTCCTGTGTGAGGGTAGGGTGATCCCAGTGCATGTGCATGCCCTTCGGGTAGACCCCGGAGGTGCAGGCGTTCTGCAGAACAGATTCAGAATAGTACCCGCTGGATCCCCAGCCCGGCCGGATGATGTGGACTTCGATCAGGCCGTCTTCAGACTTAGATCCTGGCGCTTCACGAAACCGCGTGATCGGGCCGGCATGAATAGCAGACTCTTTCGCCATTGGATATATTGGCGCCCTAAAAGGTTAAAAACAAAGGTCGAGGTATACCGGATTCCCGGATCTCTATGATTTTACCCGGCGAACAATGTGCCAGCACCGACAGCCTGGGAACCGTGGGGGGTATTGGTGGCCTGACGGGAAAGGCTGGTTGAGAGGGATCCAGCCTGCCGCTGAATTTTCGAGGCATCCGTCAGAGACCTTGCCGTCGCCCGAGTTCTGCCAACTTTTCTCCAGCTCGATGCCCTGATCGGCGAGGTCCTGCTCAAGCATAAACGAGCCGGCTTCGTATGCCTGCGCCGATTCGTTTACGGCAATGAGGCGGGCTCGATCACGTGAGAATCCGTCGAACGTTTCTGAGATCGCCTTCGCTGTCTTGTTATACCCCCATTTTTCGTCAAGGCTTTTTGCGATGACGGTCTTGATCTGGTCTCCGGTCGTGGCCTGGATGTCCTTGATATACTGGATGCTGCCGCCATGCTGCAGGAACCACTCGACAGCCCGAGGGTTTGAGAGGTCGAACGCCGAATCTACCCCTATCAGACTCTTTGCACTCAGAATGCCATTATTTATAGCAATAGTCTCTGCCTGCGTGACGATTTGCTGGAGTGTGGAGTCTGTAAGATCTTCCACGTCTCCCCACATCGCCCTCCAAAAATCCATCGTAATATGGGTCTCTTCACGGAGAGGACGGAATGATTCAGAGAATAAATAATTATATTTTTCAAGCTTTTCGAGCACGATCTTCTTTTGCGAACGGAAAAAGGATGCAAATTTCTTCTGCTGCTTTTTTGCCAAGCGGTCCACGTCGCGCTTTTTCTGGAGGGCGACCGCGGCCTCGTAGAGATGATCTGTAGCGACGCTCATGTCAATCGTGAAGATTCTGCGAGTTCCTTTGCGGCCGTCGCCATTCTGGTGATCGCTGCGGTGAGATCTGGCTCTTCCTCGTCGACATACGACATGAACCCTCCCACCAGGGCCTCCTTGGTCTCGGGCGTGAGTTTGATATCGAGCGCCTCGTAGAGTGCGCCGATGAGATCCTCGGGGCTGATCGTTCCTGCCGGGACCCCTGGGCTGTTGAGTGTCGCTGCGGCGATGAGCGAGTTGATGTAGTCGAGGGCGTCCTGCGATCGGATCGGCGGGAAGGAAACCTCGAAGTTGTCTGTTCCGAGGATCTTGGAGAAGACGATCGCGATCATGTCGGTCCAGTCTTCCTGCCGGGACTCGATCAGGGTCAGGAACGGCCCGGTCAACTCTTTTGCGGTGGCGAGGTTGCCGGTGGAGGGGTCGCCGGTCAGCAGGGTTTCCGGCACCCCGGACCCGGCGCAGACCATAATCAGGAAATAGCGCGATTCGTCGAGGCCGACGATCTTGTTTTTGCCGGCGTCCACGACCTTGTAATCGGTCCCGGCGGAGGCGACCAGCATTGAGCCGGCTGGGTTGCTCTGCAGCGGGGTCCCGGCGTTGCTTGTGCTGCCGGAAAACTGAGACTGCAATGCCGACACCTGGGCGTTACCCCCTGAGGTGATCACCATGCTGGTGTATTTCCGGATGGCCCGGACGATCGCACCGAAGTCCTCCAGGAATCCCTCGTGCGCCTTCGCCCACCTCATCGCAGCGGTCAGTTCAGTGAGTGCCCACTTCTGCCGGAGGCCCTTGTCGGTGGCCAGATGGTAGACGACGACATCGTTGTCGACGGTATACGTGCCCTGCCCCGTCCGGATGATCCCGACTATTTTGTCGTTGAATACAGAAGGATACGCTTTTTCGTGGTTCTTGCCGTTGGCATCAACCCAGCTGCGAATGTAATACATCGGACGATTCGAGTCGTTCTCGTCCAGGATGATGTCGCCGATCTCATAGGAGGTCCAGACCCGGATCTGTGCCGGGGTCAGTTTCCTCCAGATGGCGATATAGACGTTCCCGGTTTTCTGGAGTTCGGCGTCGATCTCGCGTGTGGCCTGCTGCGAGAAAAACGCCTGTTTGTTGAGCGGCGCCTTCTTGACCTTGTCGATCGCCGCCTGCACGGTTCCGGTTTTTGAGGAGATGGAATAGGAGCGCGAGAACGTGAACAGGGTCTTGATTGTGACCGCACGCCGGATCAGCGGGCTGAAAATATACATGAAGTTGGCCATGTCGGCGTACAAATCCACGGTGCTCTTCTGGATATACCGGTGCTGCTGCGATCCAGATGCAAGGACCCACTGCTGATCCTGGAGAAGGCGGCTCTGCCAGGAGAGATCCGATGCTGCCGATTCCTGGATCGATCCGTCCTTGAGGCCCTCGACCGTCAGTTCGAGTTTGTGGATTGTGTTCTGTTGGTCCAGGATGGCTGCCTGTGCAGATGAAATTGTATCGTGCATCTCAGAGATCCTGCCCCCGGCGATCATGTCGGCGATCTGCTCCCGGATCATTTTTTCACGCCGCCCCGCACTGCCCTTTTGAGGTTGTCAGGCAACACCATCATCATCATCTGGAAGACTCGTTTTGAGATGCGGATGGTAATCATGTCGCCGTCTGATTTCTGGGTCTTTGGTATCAGCCGCGACACAACGCCCGCGTACGACTCGCCCTGGTCGGTCTTAATGGCGTCAAGTTCAGCCTTGACGTCCAGGGGGATCTTGATCGTGGTCACGTCGGATTTCCCCGGTTCGGTGATCTTCTCTTCGCCGGAAATGTCGGTCTTAATGGCATCAAGTTCAGCCTTGGCGTTCTGGGTGATCTTGATCGTAGTCACTTCGGATTTCCCCAGTTCGGTGATCTTCTTTTCGCTGGAAATTTTTGGCTCTTTCCGTTTTTCCTCCATGTTTCCTCCTTATATCGCATAATCATCCTGCATTACATAGACCGTCGGCGGGACGATCAACGGGATCTTTGCGAAGGCCAGCATGAGCGCGTCACCTCGGTCCGGGCTTTTACGGCCGCGCTTCTTCATGTCGTCTTTGGATTCGATGAGAATCTGGCCGCGGCTGTTGACCTTGTATTTGATGTTCGCCAGCTGCTCGACGAGCTCCTCGTCTCCGTCGATGTCAATGTCGCCACTCTCGAAGCGGGATCGCAGTCCCCACCACCACTCAGCGCGGGCATTGGCAAACCGCTCCCGGTCGGCAGCGGCGTCGCCGGAGTTCATCTCATACGCGGGGGATCCCTGCTCCTTGAGGCGATCATAGACTCCGGCCCCGAGCCCCACGGTATCGATCTTGGCTGAGTCGGCGCCGGTCTCCCTGAGGGCGATCCGCACCTCTCCCGCAGTTTCCATGGTGTCGCCCATCGGGATCGCTTTCCAGAGTCTCGCCACCGGGCCACGGCGGTGGATGAGCACCGTCTCGTCGGCGCCGTAGCGGGCGACGTCCACCCCGAGTTC